GGAAAGTTTCGCTACTGGCTACCCGAAAAAGGACAGATGTCCAATGACGAGTGGACCGCTAGCTTACGTTCCAGATTGATGGGCAGTCGGGTTACCCCTTCTACCATCTATAAGGCCATACCCTGGTCTTGGCTCATCGATTGGTTTGGCAATGTAGGCGACAATATTGCCAATTTAGATACCAATGTGGCTGATCGTCTTATAAACGATTATGCCTTTGTGATGCGCCATCGCGAGTCATTTAATCGGATGTCCGTTACACACCGCTTCCGCGGTATGGACGGACGCTTTTCCGAGGCTCGCGCCGTTACCGAGTCTGGATGGGTTCACAAAGCCCGTACACCAGCTTCTCCGTTTGGGTTTGGGATCAAGATCCCGGACTTGTCGTCCTTCCAGCTCACCATCCTTGGCTCCCTCAAGGGGTCTCGGACTAGGTTTGCTGGTTAGCCCTGACGAACGTCGTGATGACGTACGCAGGATCAACCCACCACCACCCAACTCGGATAACCGAGTCGGCATGGTTCTTTAACGGAACTTCTGATTATGACCATTGACGTTTCCTTTTATACGTCGCCTTTGCAGCCGACGTATTCCGGAGATCCTGCTATCCGCCGCCAGACAGGCATCGATGCCGCTGGTGCCGTCGTCCAGATCGACCTTATCCAATCTCTGCCCAAGGGCGGTCGTTGGCGTCATGTCGTTCGGGGCGTCTACACTGATGTTCCCGACGCGGTCACAAAGATCGCGTCGAGCACCACTGTAACGGTGACGTTTGATCATCCTGCAACCGGCCAGGCACCGGAGAAGACCCAGAATATTATTCAGGGCTTCCTCGGTGCTTTTGCCGATCGTTGGGATGAGGTAGCACTCGGACAGCATTAATGCTGCGCCGAGGTCAAACCGACTCAGGACTTATGGTCCTGGGCACGGTGCTGGTTTTAGGCCAGCTGGTGTTGCTGCTGCTTGTGATGATTAAGGTCGTGGATGCTATACCACGCCTCGACCCCATCCAGGTCGTCACTAGTAGAAGTAACTCGGTCTTTGACCGACGTGATCGGACGGTTCAGTTGCCTCCCGCTAAGGTGGCTTCTGATGAAACGACCGACCACGTTCCATAGTGTTGTAATTGAAGAGATTCTTTTGCAGCACAACCTCTCGTCGAGCAAAGACGTTGCCGTGTTCGAGCAACGTCTGATCAAAGAAGGTGACAGTTTTGCAACTATCACTCTCCCTTCCTTTGCTTCTGCCATTGAGGCAGGGCTTGAAAGGGGCTTTCTCACCCGTTCAGATTTCCCTGGCTTTCGTAGCCGGGGGAGAAGGGGGCCGCTCCCTGGATTCCTCCAGGGTTTGGTCAGAAAGATCTTTGATGATAATGGTGTTGTCCGTGTGGACGCTGACCCTGACGCTATTTATGGCATCAGGCAGGTCTGCTATTGGTCCAAAAAACCAAAGGCTTCTTGTACGCCTGCACGCTTGCGTGCTGCGTTGCAGCAGTTTGTCCGCACGGAAGAGGAGCTTGCTCAATTGGAGATCCGCGAGGATCTCGTCCTTGATCAGGTAAGCGGCATCCTTTTCGGAGGCGACATCTTCGCAGATGTCAGCAGTGAAGTTCTCACTTGCCGCCATGGTCCTGGTGCTACAGCCGAGAGGCTGACTGTTAATGGTCGTAAGGCCATTAATAGCTGGTCAGAACGTCTTAACGACGTGATGCCCATTGAGGATCACGCTATCCCTAATTGGGGGTGGCACGACTCTCTTGCCAAGATCCATCTAAATAGTCTTACACAGGAGCCACCCGTGAGGGTGGTTTTTGTGCCAAAGACTATGAAGACTCCTCGCGTCATTGCTATCGAACCTTCCTACGTGCAGTTTGCACAACAGTCCGTCATGGATTATCTAGTCGCGAGACTGGAAACCCACCGATTGACTGCGGAATCTGTTCACTTCACGGACCAGTCCGTGAATAAGCAAGGCGCCAAGCATGCATCGATTAACAAACGACGAGCAACCCTTGACCTCAGTGAAGCCAGCGACCGAGTGTCGCTTGCCCTTGTGGAAAGGGTGTTTGCTCGCAGTCCTATTCTCCCTTATCTGTTGGGGACTAGGTCTGTGCATGCTACTCTGGATAATGGGAAGACTTCCTATTTATTAAGGAAGTTTGCGTCGATGGGTTCAGCTACTTGCTTTCCTGTCGAAGCCATGGTGTTTTACGCCTTGATACAGCGTGCGCTCCATGTCCATTACCGAGTACCCGTTACCTCTCGTTCGATTAGGCGGTTTAGCCGCCAGATCGAAGTCTATGGGGATGATTTGATCGTTCCCACTGAGACACGAGGTATCGTCGCCGAAACACTAGAGGCCTTCGGGCTCCTAGTCAACAAGAAGAAATCGTTTAGCGCAGGAGACTTTCGAGAATCCTGTGGTGGCGACTACTTCAAGGGGTACGATGTAACGCCGGTTTACCTGCGTTATATGATACCGCACCCTGGCGACCCGGTGGATGTACCGGTCATAATTAGCTTAAGTAAGACTTCTGATCTCCTTTACAAAAGGGGGTTGTGGAGAACGGCTCAAGCGATGCGTGACCGCATTGAGACGCTAGTGGGAACTAAAGTGCCCAGGACTTATATCCCGGGTGAAGGTCTTACCTTCTTTAGTTACCGCCATATGACTCGCTGTAGGTATGACCGCAAGGTGCAGTCCTACGTCCAAAAACGACTCGTCTTTACGCCGGTTAGGCGTGCTGACGAAGTGTCGGACGATGCGATGCTTTTCGAAGCATTGCGTAGTCCAAGTCATAGATCTCAGCGTGGCGGCAGGGTTAAACCCTTGTTTCCCGTTGCTGGTTTTGCGTCCAGTGGAAGTTCCTCGGTTTCAAACAGGCTTTGAAAACTTGCACAAAAACAAACCGCAAACATGGGTAAGGAGAAGTCTCACATCAACGTCGTGGTCATCGGCCACGTCGACTCCGGCAAGTCTACCACTACCGGTCACTTGATCTACAAGTGCGGTGGTATTGACAAGCGTACCATCGAGAAGTTCGAGAAGGAAGCCGCCGAACTCGGCAAGGGTTCCTTCAAGTACGCATGGGTCCTCGACAAGCTGAAGTCCGAGCGTGAGCGTGGTATCACCATTGATATCGCCCTCTGGAAGTTCGAGACTCCCAAGTACAACGTCACCGTCATTGACGCCCCCGGTCACCGTGATTTCATCAAGAACATGATCACTGGTACCTCCCAGGCTGACTGCGCC